ATCCACACGCGACCTGATCCACTTGTCCAAGTCACTTCTAGGCGTAAATGACAGTCCTCATCTTCATCCCCTGAAGCCGAAATGTTGCGATCCGCCACACCCTTAAACAACCGAATTACTTCACCAGCAGTGGCAAAATCGTCAAAAGAGCGAACTACCTTAATCGTCGCCGTCCAAGAGCCAGTAGTTTGAATAGACCAAGTTCCCTTTACCCGAATCGACGCACTATTTCCGCTAGATGTCAGCGTGCGCTCAGTCTGCAAAGCGTCTTGATCATGGCTGATTTGCCACACAGACCCAACATGAAGAGCACTAAACAGCGAAGAAGACGCCGTAAGCGTGCGTCCCGTGCCCACAGCCGCGTTAGAACAGGTCAACGTGGTAGCAGTGATGTTCTCATCAAGTAATGGCGCAGAATCGAAAGCAACCAGCCCGAACGTCCAACTCACATCAGTCACCCGTGACAGCTTGCGAGGTGCGTAGTTGGGATGCGTGAGATAAATCACGTCATTGATGCCCTTAAACTGGATGCCGAACAGATCATCCTCCGTGTAAGTCGTCACCACCTCATAAATCCCCTTAGCCGTGCCACCCGACACATACGCAGGCAAGAGCGTGGTATCAACCGCCACCCCGAACTTATCGGTCAGCGTGTAAGTATCGGTTGTCACCCCAGCCACCAAGAACCGCCGCCCATTGAGCACCGTAGGCCCAACCAAGTCATCTAAGACAATCTCTTTGCCATTAGTAAAGCCGTGAGCCGTTGACGTAAACACGCCAGGACTCGCCGATGTCATCGCCGTAATCACCTTAGCCGCGGTCAACACCGGAAGACCGTTTGTGATAAACCGAATATACAGGTGCCCAAACTCCAACACAAACCGCGTTGCCGTGCTGAAGTTGAACGGAAGAAGACGGCACTGCTTGGTTTCAAACTTGGCAGGACACACGAACTCGAAACCCGTGCGATAACGCGCCCCACCGTACTGCATAGGCCGGAAGTTCTCCATTGTCCGACACGCATTGTCGTACTGAGCCAAGTCAGACCGTCCATCAAGTAGGGGTGTCCACTCGCCAGACGTGAAATTATTGAGAAATTTATGGAGTGCCATTTTAGCCGTTAGTCGAAGATTGCCGAGCGTTCACCCAATCCGAACCATCCACAGGGTTAATCAGTGGTTCAAACGCATCCCGTGCGTTAACAGACTTGGCTTGTCTCACCAGTGCATCAGCCGACGCATTCAGCGACTCCGCAAGCGTGCGACTCTGCTGCAACGGCCACGCCAGCTTAGCCGCCAACGAGTAGTAAATCGCTTTAGTCAACAGCGCATCCAGTCGGTTGTAACCCGCTCCACCGACCTCAGTCGTAACGTCAGCGATGTAAATGATGTTCGCCGTTGCCTCATCCGTCAGCAACTCACGCCCCTCAACCTCAAACAACTCGCGCCGAATGTCAGTTGGGTCGATGTCGTTGAAAGAAACCATTCTGAGCCAGTCCACGGGCAGCAGGTATGACTTATCCCACCCGAACGCAGGAACAGCCGCATTTGCCACCAGAACGGCACGCTTGCGGCAACTACGCCAAGGAGCCAAGCGCAACACCTCTCGAGTAGTCTGATCGAGGTGGAGCTTGCACTGACGAGCTGGTTCAGTCGCGTCATCAATCGAGTTGATGCCCTCTGAGGCGACTAGCCCCAAAGCAAAGTTACAAATCTGAGTCTTTGAAGCCATAAAGAAGAAAGCCGTGGATTACCCGCCACGGCACGGGGTTTTAGTTACTCCGCCAAACCAACAGCCTGATTTGCCATAAGTTGTTCTTGGCCTACAAAGACCGAGTAAACAACCGACCTCACACGAATGAGAACATGAGTTTCCTCATTCTCAGGATCAATCCCAAGCAATTCAAATGGCTCGTTCATGGAATTAGTTCACCTGAATGGCAAACGCAGTGATACGAACATCCGTGACCGCAGTTCCAAGCTGCGCAGTCCATGCCGTGTTCACCGTAGCCTGTCTAGCAACCACAGGCAGCGTTACGGTCAGCGTAGTAGTAGCCGGAACCCACACCGAGAACACCACCGTACCAGCAGCCACATGTCGGAAATCAACCCTGGTTCCCGTTGCGCTCGTATTGGTGATGATGAGTGCCCGAAGATCATTGAAGATCGAGGCGACTGCCGCAACAACGGTCGTCTCCGTAGTGTTGGTAAGCGTGACCATCGGAGCCATCGTGTTCAGGTCTCGGATTTGCTCACCACAACCAACATACCGACCAATTTTGTCAGCAGCCGGGGCGACCATTTGCCCAGCCGTGCGAGCAGTCTGAATAGCGGTTGCGGCTTTAACACCGATTGCCACCGGATTACCCGAAGCAGAGGCACCTTCCGCAGCGGTGCCGGCCACCGCAGTCGACGACGGCATCGTAATCGAATCTACTACCACACGTTGGCCGTTGCCTGATCCAGCCTGACTTACTCCCCCGATAATCACCTTGTTGATTCCCGTCTCCTCCATCGAGAACTTGCCCACCGTTAAGCGAGTAGTCGATGCGGGAGCCGTAACACCGTTGAACGCCTGAATGAACAGATAAACAGGAGTAAGCGCATCAACCAGACTTTCCAAACGACTAGCGCGAGAAGTGAACTGAACCGTCGTCGCCGTGGCCGGTGAGGCGTCACAAAGGAACTCCGAGGTAGTATCACCGGAGAATTGAACCATAACACCAGGCGAGGCATCCGTGGTAAGCGTAAGCGACGACGCACCGGAACCCCAGCCGCGACGTTGAGAGTCAAACCAGTTGGTCGTGGTGGCCGAAGTGCCGTTCTTGACCAAACTCACGCAGTTCCAGCCGAACACAGTCACCGTGCCACTTGCGCTCGGAGTCCACGCCTTGGCGCTCATGGTAAGCGTCAACGTGCCGGCAGTAGCACCAGCGTTTAAGCAGGTGAAGGTAGAAACACCACCAGACGATTGCGTGAGCAGTGATACCGCACCGTTGACGATTGCAAGCGTGTCGGACGATGCACTGACCGTCGCAGCTTCAGCGATGGAAAAGATTGGATTCCCACCGAGGAAGGTGATCGTTGCCGTAGTGGTCGAACGCGTCCAGGTGCAAGCAAAGACCGGCGAGAATGTGACTACATCACCAGCCACCGCAGTTATTGCATAACGACCAGGCACAATGGCAGCCGCACCACTGCCACCCCCAAGGTAACAACTTTGCCCAACATTGGCCGAAGTAAACCCGTGACCAGTTGGCAACGTGATCGAGATAAGAAGGCCGGTTTCATCCGTGGTAAACGCGCAGTTCTCACCAATCAAATCAGCGAGATAAACCCCGAAGTGCTGATTCACGATCTTCTGACTCAGCATCACCTTGGCGCGTGCAATGTGCCCGCCCTTGATCGACTCCACCGAGCGCATCAGGAACTCAGCGTTTACCGTGGTGCCGGTATCCACCAGCAAATTGCCATAAGCCTGAGCTACGGTCATACCCGAACCCGTTGCGCCCACTTGCACCACTTCATCCGCCACCAGCCCCGCGCCGGTCTTGGTAAACGAGCAGTCAACGACGTGAGAGTTTTGGGTGATGCCACCCGTTTCACTTAAAACAAGCGCCTTATAGGTGCCTGGCTCACCGTCCAACTCACCCCCGATAATCTGGGGCTTGCTACCAACCACTTGATTCACATTCAGAGACATAGAAAATAGATTTAAGATTTAAGAAAAAAACCCACCCCCACTCGGAAGAGCAAAGGTGGGTTTAACACGAAGCAGAGCCTAGCTCTTATTCGTCAACGTAGGCGATTAGGAACAGGAGCTTAGCGCCAGCAGTCAGCGAGGTAGCAACCGTTACCGTGGCGATGATGTCACGATCAGCGTAAGCCAGAGGAGCCGGAACATACTGTTCAGCAACAGCAGTGCCGCCAGCAGTGAAGGCGATGTCATGAGCAGTGGTGAGCGCAATGCCATCAGAGAGCGCGTCCGTGTTGGAAGCGTAACCGATGTCCAGCGTCAGAGCAGTACCAGGGTCTTCACAGATGATGCGGGACAGCGAAGGAATCGGAACCGCACCCTCTTTCAGACGAACGAGGTTGATGATGTCAGCAGCCGCCTCAGTGCCAGCAAGCGCATAGGGAACGGTTGCATAACGGACTTTGCCCTGAGTGAACTTCGACAGCTGATAAGCAGCCGAAGGCGAGGCACCAGCAGCGCCAGTTTGCGCAGTGAAGCGGGAAGTGTTAAAAGTAGGCATGATATTTAGTTATTGATGATTAGACGTGTGATGAACCCTCAAGGATTACGGGGATTCGTCGCAGGAGATTTGAACCACAAGCTCTTCCTGCATACGGCAGGCGCCAACGCTCATGTTGGCGTAAACCTGAGTGGCGTAGTTCTTGGTGGGCAGCTCATCGACCTTAGCAACCATGTCCTGACCGATGGACTGAACCAAACCCTGTTTCACATAGGCGAAGCAGGTGCGAACGTCAGAGGCAACGGTGAGGGTAAGCAGCTCGCTCTTGATGAAGTTGAAACCCATGAAGTAGGACACTTCACCGTCAACCAGAGCCTTCACAGCAGCGTAATCAGAGCTAGACACTTGGCTCACGTTAAGGAGCAAGTCATCAAGCTGTTGCTGAGTGTAGGCAAGGAATAACTCGGAACCCTTGGGATACTCAGCTTTGCCCAGGATCGACTTGGCCTCGATCATCTTAGCAAGCGTCATGCCGATGTTAGAACCACCGAAGTTCACAGCGACCTTCTGAGCAGCAGGCAGAGCGACAGCGATAGTGGCACCAGTGCCGTCTTTGTCGGCGTAGGAGTCGCCAGTTGCAGCAGTGATGACTTCCTCATCCTTGGCGCGATTGAACGCCATAGCAAACGACTGAGCGTAGCTGGATTTCGGATCAATGAGCATCTTGGTGTCATCCAGTGAATCAACCAGGTCGCTGATGTCGTAGTCATTGAGGAAGCAGGCACGGCGCTGGTGCGAGCTATCAACGCGAGGAGTATCAGCGTGACGGGAAGTGCGGCGAACGGCACGGGTAGTGCCCAGCTGTTCGAAGAACTTGGTTTTGCCCTTTTGGGACTCATTGCGGACTTTGCCAGCAAAGCGGGAATCGCCTTGCTGGGTGAGGTGCTCGACGTTGCCAGAGAATTGGTCAACGAAAGCGGCGGTGATCTTGAACGACATAAAAGAAGAGATTTAAGGAGATGAATCGGACTAGGTTGTTTCCCAGGCGTCATGCGTTCCCGAACAATTCGGCGCTACCTAAGAAGGTCGCTTGCCGAGGCTCATTGTGAGTTCCCTCTGCTTTTGCTGAATAAACTCACTGAAACCGCTTAAACCGTGTGTCAACGCACAAAAAACCCCCTCAACCGTTAGATTGAGAGGGTCTTCCTAGCTAAATGCTCAACTTTGCTCCTCAGGATTTTTAATCGCGTAGAGCTTTTGAACGTAAGCCACAGCCGCTTCACGGTCACGAGGTGATGCCTTCGGGTTATTGTAGGCGTGATTCGCATCAGCACGAATCTTTGCAATCTCCATGCTTGCCGCTTCCGGCGTGTTTACGGCTAGGTTATTGCCAGACGCAGCCCTGATATTGGCTGCACTCCGATCTTCGCCCAGTTTCAGCGCAACGGCCTGCATTGCGCGGATGAAATGGGGATTGTTCGACAGCTCAGGCGTACTCTTCAGCACATCAGCCGTAAGCCCAGCAGCCGCTGCGCCACGTTCAGCCAGTGCCACGTTCGCTTCAAAGTTACCACCCCACTCCTTCTTCAGCTCTGCCACCGTAGCATCACGGTAGGCCTGAATAGCAGCCTGGTTGGTCTTCACATCACCGCCCAACTGTTCAGCCTGCCACGCAGCCAGCCCTTCCGCCTGCTTTGCGGTCAATCCCAGCTCATGAGCCTTAGCTTGGTAAGCCGTGACACGATCAGCGCCCCACAACTCATCAGGCAGACCTTCAGGCTTGGCGATCTTGTAACCGTCAGCCTTCTCAGGAACGCCAATCTTTGAGCGGAACAGCGCAATTTCCTCTTTCGATGCGTTATCACCAGGCACAGCCACCTTGTTCTGATTGCCCAGCATCTTTTCAAGATTGGCGTAGCTCTTCAGCGCACCGTCAACGGTCTTGAACTTGGATGCGAACGCTTCAGGAAGGCCCAACTGTTTCGCCCAATCGGGTGAAGTGAACTCACCCTTTTCGTTCATTAGACCTCGAACGTCTGCCGGTGATAGACTGCTTGCCGCTTGTCCTGATGCAGCAGCACCAGCCTGTTGAGCGCCAGCAGCCGCTCCCGTATTGGTTGAGGCGGCAGCAGCGCCACTAACAACATTGCCCGAAGTGGCAGCAGCAGCAGAGCCGCCATCAGTAGAAACGCCACCAGAGGCACCGCCAGCAGCAGAAGGAGCGTCATAGAATTTAAGGAAACGATTGATATTCATGGAATGGGAATTGGATTACTGAAAAAAATTACGCAAAGCGGAACGTGACCGCGCATCTTCTGGATGATTGGCAATGAGCCAGCGAGCAAACGCAGGAGTCTTCTCACCCTCTTCAGGCGTCATCACAGGCGCATCAGCATACACCTTGACCGCAGCAGGCAGTGCCTTGACCACCACAGGAGCCACCACCGCGGCAGGCACAGCCACCACTTCATCAACCACAGCTTCAACCAGCTCAGGCAATCGTGGTGAACCTGGATCAGTCGGCAACTCCTCACCTGGGCGAGTAGGAGCGACATCAGCCGCAAGGTTGTTCTCTCGCAGGTAACGCACCACAGGAGCGCGATATTTGTCTTTGCCTTCTAAGAAGGTAAGTTGACCGTCTTCATACTGGGCAATCGGCTCTTCGCCGCGTAAGACGTAGCCATCGGCTACGGAATAGGTGATTTTACTCATGATACTGCTTCTGGTTTTGGTTTAAGTTCCCCGTCTATCTGGCTTATTTGTCGAAGGATATGACGGATCGGCTCTTTAGCTCCGTCACGGTGAATGAAATCGTTGGGTGCGATTCCGAATTGGTAGGTTGAGCGTTCCACGCCATCACGCCAGCCAAATTGCGCTTGAAGATCGGCCAGCACTGCCATCCCATCGACTGAGGAGAACAGCCGCGCATAAGCCATGCGAAGCTGTTGTTTCTCCTCTTTAACGTGCCGAATATCGGCTAATTCATCGGCTAGGTGTTTCATACGGGAATAGCGTCAAGCATCTTGCGTTGACCAGCAGGCCCGAGCTTCTGAGCAGCCCCAGCCATCTTGTTCATGGCATCAGGAGCTTGCGCAGCCGCAGCCTGTTGAGCAATGCCCTGCATGATCGAATCAACCTCTTCATCCGTGCGAATGAGAGCAGTAGGAAACCCTTTGTTCGACGCTGAACGCCGGAACGCATCACGCCACTTGCACACATGGATGACGGAAGGATCAAACTGCATCATTTCCGCTACCAACTGCATCATTACCACAAGCGAATTGTCCTCAGCCGCACGGATTGCCAATGCGATCTTGGAAACGTACTCTACTTCATAGTCCACAACGCCCTTTTGCACGACTGAATCAGGTGGAGGCAAGAACACGCCTGCACGCATACAGATGCCAAACACGCGATGCATGAACACGTTTAGCTTCTCCTGTGTGATGCGAGCAAACAGAGGCGAGAACATCAGCAGCTTCTCTTGCACCAGTTGGCTCACCTCGAAAGCGGTCTTGTCCCGCTTCATTTGGTCAGCGTTGGATAGCATTTGAAACATATTCACGAAGAAACCTTCACGAATGGCCGACTGTTCAGCCTTCAAGCCTTCCATTGCGAAATCAACACGCCCCTCATTGCGGATTTGCTCAGGTTTATTCGCTGGATTGGACGCATCCCAGTAGGTGACACCGTTAGGACGGTTATCAGGACGTGAAGCGTTGTCATCAGGCATCAGCCACGACGGTTTAACCTGCTTTTCCAGAGCTAGGAGCAGGTCTAGCTTCATCCGATTGGCCAATTTGATGTTCACCATCTTGTCAGTGCCAGGCCCGCGACCGTAAAGCTCACCGTTTGAGCGTAGCAGACGCCCGCAACAGTGGGGCATTTCGTAATAACCATCCTCATGAATGACGTGCTGACTGCCCACCTCGACATAAACCGATGCGATAGGCCGCAGCTTGCCCACCACTTGACCATCACGAACAGCCTCTTTGTTTCGTGGATAAACAGCGTGGATGATCGTAAACTTACGGTCAGCTTCAGCCGCAGCCTTGGAGTCACACGCATCACACATCGCTTTAGACAGGCACTCACGCCCCCACTTCTGTTCACACTGGCGAGCTGTCCATTCCCATTCACGATAAACCGTGTCAACCATGCCCTCAGAGTCTTCCGCAATGGTAAAGGAACCAATGGGAACGTTTACGCAGTTAATGACGGTTTTCTCAGACTCTTCAACAAACAGGTTAGAAGTGCCAAAGATGCCAGCGTCATCGAGGTCTTCATGCCAGCCGAGGTAGAAGTTTGAGCCGTGAATGATTTTCATCATGCGTTGCGAGCAGTCATCCCACCAATCGCGTTCAGCTTGGTCAGCCCCTTCCTTGGCGCTTAACCGTGCCCACAGCTCACCGGCTGGCGTCAGTTGCGTCATCACACCAGCAGCGAAGATGTCCGCGGACTCGCCCGCAGTGGTATCGTAGATTTGCGAGAACTGATTTGAGCCAGCCGTGACGGTTGACTGAATGCCACCCTTGCGAGGGCGAATGTAATCCGCCGCTTCCTGCCATAGCGTTCTAAACTGCGATTGCCCAGCCTTTAGAGCTTGGTGACGCTGGATGATTTGAGAAGCCAGCAGCTTCTTAGGATCGTTTGAGTGTTCCATGATGCTTTAGCCTCCAAGCACGGTTGACTTCTGAGCAGTTGGGTTGGCGCCATAGCCATTGGTTTCACCAGCGAGCACCGTAGAAGCGTATCCCTTGGCCTTTCCAGCCTGTCTTTGCGTGTCCCGCTTGGCTTGGTTAACCTCAGTCACCGATTGCGTCAC